CGCGGCATGTGCTGAAAATCAGCAAACCCGGTCCGGTTTCATCACCGCGCAACCTTGCCCGCACTTGATCCCACCCGCCAAGCGCGCCTTGCCGCGACACGCGGGCATTATCCGCCGGGCGGAAGAAAACCTTGGCCGACCGCGCCATGCGCTCGCCGATGCTAGGCCCCCCATCGCTGCTGAAGATGGCCGGATCGGCCACGCCATGCAGGCCATTCTCAGGCTTGGGGTCGCCCGCCTCACGTTGCGCGATGCCCTGCGCCACTTCCTCGGCAGTCATTCGCAAGCCTTCATTTGGCTTGCCAGTGCTGCCATACCATTCCCGATAACGCACCAGCGCACCGCGCGGGATGTCGGCCAATTCGCCGTCTGACACGGCCCACCAGCCCACGCTGAAAGGCTTTGCGCTGCCCCAGTCCAAAGACCGGAACCGGAACCAATGCTCAGGCAATTCGCGCGGCGCGATGACGTGCCGGCTCATGTCAAACTCGGGGAAGAAGGCCCCGGCGATGACAGACCAATCGCCTTCTAGCCAAGCCCGCACCAATTCCGGCGCACCGCTCGCCCGCAGCCGCGCCACGTAATCCGCGCCCAAGTGCCGGTTATCGCCAACGCGGGACGGGATATAGACCCGCTCCAGGCCGCTTACATCGTCCTTCATGACGCGCCAGCCCATCGGCTCCGGGTCTATGTAGCGCGCCCGCACCCATTGGTGCCCAGGCCCGCCGGGGTTGCCCGTCAGGCGTATTCGGCACGGGACGCCAGAACCGGAACGCAACGTGGCAAACAGCTTCAAGATCGGCGCTGGGCTGGGAAAGTTGCCCGCTTCCTCAACATAAACCCGCGTGTAACTGTGGCCTTGGTAACTCTCGGCGTCCGCGTCGCGCTCAAGGTAGGCGAAGGTCAGTCTGGCCCCGCCTGGCATCACGCACCGCATGGGGACGCTGGTGAATTGCGCGCCTAATGGTGTGAACAACGCCCGCGCCCGCTCGAATGTCTCCTGCAATTCCGTCCGCGTGCGGCGGACCATCAGGCCGATGGCATGCTTGTTGTAGCGGTCAGCGTGCACAGCCCATTCGCCCAACATGCCGTCAGTCTTGCCGCCGCCGCGTGCCCCGCCAAAGAAAACCTCAAAGACCGGGCAGGTCAGCAGCGCCGTTTGCGGGCCTGCCTGGGGGCGCCAAACTACGCTTGGGGCTGGTGCTGTTTCGCCCATGCTTCGGCGTCCTCTGCCTCTGCCGGCGCCATGATGACGTAGCCTAGGCGCTCGCCATTCGTGGTTACGTCCGTTCGGCTCTCAGGCGGCGCAATGCGGTCCAGCAAATCCTTGGCCGCCGCGTGCCCTTGCGGGTGCAACGGATCAAGGGCGCGCGTGAATTGCGCGGCTAGGATCTCTTCCTTGCGCGCGGCGATCTGCGCCTTGATCTCGGCTGCCACTTCCTTGCCGGCGGACTTGGCCTCGCCGGTCGGCTGCTGCTCGCTGGTAAAAGCCTTGGCCGGGCCTGCGCCTGGCCCGTAGCCTGGGCCCTGTGCTGGTGCGCCGCTGGCCGGTCCGCCGTGGCCGGGGCCATTGCCCTTTGGACGGGTCGCGCTTGTGCGACCGCCCATTAGTATTTCTTGCCGCCCTTCTTTTTCGTGCCCATTGGGTTTCTCCATAAAAAAGCCCGGTAGCCTTTTCGGCTCCGGGCGCAGAAATACAGAATACGGTCCCCCTACAAATAAATCAGGGGGCTGTCAAGCGTTGTTTATCCATCATCCGCAGCAGCGCCACCACCGGCCCAGGGACAGCCCGCGTCCCGTCGCACCAGCGGCGCACTGTGCGGGCGTCAACCATGGCTAGGCGCGCAAAACCGGCCTGGGAATAACCTAGGTCGGCCAGTGCGGCGCGGAATTGGTCAGGGGTCATGGGTTGGCGCTTTGCTGTTGTTTTTCGTGGTCATCAGGATCACCAAAAAGCCAAAAGGCGGCGCCGGCCCTAATAATCTCGCGCGCCAATTCGTCTGATACACGCGCAATGGTAAGATATTCGGTTTCAGCCGGCCCGTGGTTTCTAAGTTGCAGCGCCCATGGCTTGCCTGGAATATGCGTTGAAGGACGCAAAATTAAATCGGCCATCTTTCCCTCAAGCCGCGTGCTTGAGGGTGTGATAAGTCACGGTCGAGGTCATGCCCGGCCATTCTTTCTTGAATTGAAATCCAGCGGCTTCAAGTTCGTAGTAAGTCGCGCCGCCAACACCCTTCACATTTTTGCCGTTCTTTTGAAGGCGCCATTGAAACTGCTCGCGGCCCGTGTAGGAATTCCTTTCAAGACCGTAGCGGAAATGGCCGCCATCAGAAAGAACATTAAGGGCGATTAAAGCGCGGGCGGAAAGTTTCGGCATGTTGCTCATCGGTTTAATCTCTCGCAGCCGGGCTTGATTGCCCTTGCTGATAACGGGAACATAGGACCATTGGCCCGCACTGTCAACAGGAAAAATGCGCGGCGCGTGAATTATTTTCACATTTCCCACGCATTCGCCACGCGTTGCATCGCCGCCTTAAAATCCCCCACAGCCAAATCCAGTGGCCAGATATTCCAGCCGATGACCGTCCGCACGGCTGCCACAAGCCACGCCGGCCCTATCGCCGCGTCAGCAATTCGCAAGTCCGCCAATGCCGCCACCTGCGCCGCAGTCGGCCCATAGGACGCCGCCCCATGCCCGCGCGTGTCTACCTTGGCGCCGCTCGCCACCTCCAGCCGGGTCAGGTAGCGATCTGCCGCCTCGTGCTGTTCGTCCGTCAGATGCCCGGCAAGCCAAATCTGATGATAGATTACCTTGGCGCGTGCCGCCCGCACAGAAGGCCGGGACGGGTTTTCAGGGTCCACCCGGTAGGCAAGCCAGGCCGTGCCATTCACCAGGCGCTGGGCAGGGCCGATATCCAGGGTTATGGGCTTTTCAGGGCGTCCGCGCGCGCGCGCGGGTTTCGGCTTCGTCATGGCGATAGCTCCTGTCATGGGTTGCGCGTCTCTGGCATGGGCAGATTGACGCCTTTTTCCTGGGCCAGCTTTATCAGCGCCGCGCGATATTCGGCTGGCGTCTTGCAGGGGTTGAGTGCTGCAAGCACTGCCGAAGGCCAGCCTCCGGGGTAGGACGCTGCCCTGATCCAAAAGCGGAATAGAACGCCGTCTAGGTCATCGTCGTGTTCAGTCATGCCTTTTCTCCTTTCAACCGCGCCGCAAGGGCTTTAAACCGCGCTACAAGCCCTTCCAGGTATTCCCGGCTAGGCTGGTCTAGGTTTGGATGCTGCAAGCCGTCCTGCGCGTCTCTGGCGCGGCGCAGGCAGTCCTCCGCAAGCGCATCATCGGCATGGGCGCGCGCCACCTGGGCGGGGGTAAGGTCCATCAGCGCCACCGCTTGCCGTGGTGGGGTGCCCGGCGAGGGATCAGCCGGTCGGCGATGGCCGATAGCATTCCCGCCGGCGGGTGCGGTTCTTCCCCGACTTTGCCTGCCGCCTCCCATGCTTCCCATCGCCCGTTGTATTCCGCCCATCCTGCATCCAGGCTGGCCTTGGTCGGAAAGTTCCGGGCGGGGTCGAAATTCCCCTCTTTGCTTTCGTTTCGGTTTGTAATTCGTTCAGCCAAGCCAGGACGGGACCGGGACATGTCCCGCCCCGTGACACCGGGACAATGGACCCCCCCCCTTTAGGGGGGGGGTTCCAGAATGTCCCGGTATGTGTCCCTCGCCGCCGGTCAAATTGTCCCGATTTGTCCCGATTTGTCCCGGCATGTCCCGGTCACTTTTGGGGGTAAAAAGTGATAGTTGGTTGCGCGCGATTACCATTTCAGACTGCCCAAACCGTGTCATGATGCACCCCTATTTGGCTCTTTTGGGCAAGCCCATCGGCGGCCCGGTTGAATGCTTTTTTCTTCGCCTCATGGGTATCAATGGTTGAGCGCGCGAAGAACGTCTCACGCCATGCGTGTTTGCTGGTTGCGGCTTTGACGCCTGCCTCGGCGGCCTGAAATGGCACCGGGACGGGCTGTGTCGCCATCACGTCATGCAGGATGCGTAGCGCCATCGCCTCGCCGTTGGTGAGGCTCACGCGCGCCTTGGCGGGGCGGTCATCAGTCGCCTCAACCACGCAAGACGTGACCGGCTTGCCGCGATGGTTTAGGCCTAGCTCGACGCGCTTCAGAGTAAAGCCAAACACGCCGTCAATCTCCAATTCGCGCTGCTTCGTCACGCGGGCGACGGAAGGGCTGTCATTATCGGCGCGGCTGATCTCGATCTCGGTATCGGTTGCGGCGCGCAGCAGGCTATGGCCTCGGGCGCCTTGGGCTTGGTCTTTGCCGCTGTGGTGTATCCATGCCACATGCGCGCCGGTTGCCTGCCGGATGCGGTCGGAATTGGCCACCAGGGCGCCCATATCTTCCGGGGAATTTTCGTTGCCCCCGGCCATGGCCCGGCTTAGGGTATCCATTACGACCAGCCCGACCGGGATCGCCATGCGGGCGGCGGCCTCGGCTATCGCGTCAATCAGTCGGGATGTGTCGGCATTGGCGTCGAGTAGGTTTAGGGAGACCGGGATAATGGCAAAGGGGATTTCCTGCCCTGCTAGGCCGCACGTCAGGGCAAAGGCTGCCACGCGGTTCTGAATGCCGTGCGCGCCTTCCATGGCGCAATAAATGACGCCGGCCTGTTCCACCTCGCGCCCGCGCCATTCCAGCCCAAGCGCGACATGAAGCGCCAGGTCCGCCATGAAGAACGTCTTGCCGCAATTGGATGGCCCGTAGGTTACGGACATGGCGGCCTTGATCAGCAAGCCCTCGATGAAATCCTCAGATTTCAAGGCAGGCTTCACGTCTTGGAAATAGATCAGCGGCAGGCCGGTGGGCTTGATGTCAGGGGCTACTTTTTCAGGCTCAAGGCCTACGTCCGGCTCCGGTTCAGCGCTCCAATGGTCCGGCGGCGCGTCGATCGGCGGACCATTGGAGCGCTGAACC